TAATAATAACGATATGCTTTATAAATTATTATTTTTATTACTTTTAAAATCTAAACAGTAACTAGTTTTTTATTACGTTTAATAAGTCTCAAAGCCTTTGCACTTGCCGTATTTTTTTCTTGCAATCCATGCAACAACAAGGCAAAAGGCCCATTTTCAAAACATAAACTATCGTCTACATCTATTTTTAACCCTAATCGTTTAGCTTCGTCTTCACTAAATACAACTTTGCTATATCTTTTAAAATATCCCTCATCTATCAAATAATCATATTTCCCGCCATAACTAGCAGTTAAATAAAAATTATTAGGTAATAAAACTTTTAAAAAAAAGTCAAGTGATTTACTATAGCAATAAAATTTTATATCTTTATTATACTTAGCTACATTTATCCATGATTCTAAATACAAGGGGTGATAAAAATCCCCTGATTCATGAATCCTAAACTTATTTATATTCTTTTTATTAGCTAATAAACTATCGTTTATTAAATTGCTTAACCCGTCTATATCCCTTTTAACTACATAACTATTAATTAAGTTATAGTTATATCTCCTACTATTAAAAACGTTAGGATACCTTAATTCTTCACTAGCGGCAAAGCAAGTAAATAAACTTTCATTACCTCTTTTTAACTCTCTCTTATTAGTTTTATCATTCATAACCGCCCACGCCTTACAAACCGAACTACCTGGGCACGTCAACCCTGCGGGCAAGCTTATAATACCCGTAGTTTTTGGTAATTTTTTATTACCTTTTGACATTTTTAAAATCATTTTTTATTTTCTCCTTAAATAAACTTATCTTTATTTACATCGATAACAGCAATTTTTCTTAAGTTGCTGTATCTAACATTTAAAAAACCTACCTTAAAACGTTTAGCATCTTGTTTATTAACTATTGCACCTGAACTTATCCCTAAGTTTTGAAAGTCTTTATTAGAGTTATAATGCTCTAATATCTCTTTTTTGCTTTTAAAGTCGGTACTATAAGCACCTCTAACAGTTAAAGTGTGATTCATTTTTTAATTAATGTAAGTTGAAAATAAAACTATTTATAAAAAATAGTTTTTTAAAACTATCTAAATTTAATTAGATAGCTTTAAGAAAATATTTTTAATAATATTGCGTATATTCTGCTTTTCTTGATAATCTTCCCGCCTTATGGGTTCGATTATATTCTTTGCAATACCTAATACATTCTTCTTGAGTTTCAAAAGTTGCTAGTTTTGTTTTTCTAGCAGTTGGATCAGGTTCTAAACCGTTAGGCCATGATGGGTTATTTTTCCACCAATTTCGCACAAATACTGTATACATAGTTTTTAAATTAATAAAGTGAATAAAAAAAAACTAACCCTATAAAGAGTTAGCTTTTTTAATTGCAATATCCCAAGATTCCTTTTCCGATATTGGGTGATTGATTTCTTCATTACTGATAATGTCATCTTCAGTTATTACAAATAACTTATCAAAGATTAAATCAAACATCTTTTTTTCTTTGTCTGTAATGTAATTAGCAGATTTTTGAATAGTAACTACAAGTGAGTTATATTCTTGAGAGGTTAGATACTTTTTTTTCATGAGTTTAATTAAATAGAAATTAGTTTACTAATAAGTCTAAGACTTAAGTTCATTTATTGCAAGTATTGTTTTAACTTGCTTTTGTTGAAAACTACTACCAGTTTTTAATACTTGAATGCAAGCCTCGTTGTATTTATCAACATTAGCTATACATGAATTGAAAGTACTCTTATTAAGACTTTCAGTAATAACCGAAGTCAAAACAATTCCTCCAAGTGCATAGAATCCCGACCAGATAACAAAGTTTTTTAACATGGTTTAAATTAATTTAGTGTTGTTTAGTTTTAGTAAGCTTGTAAAAGCTTATTAGTTGTAAAAGGTGTATTTATCTATTAAAGATAATTACACCGCTTAGAATTGATTTAAAGAGTACTAGAGGATTAATTAATCATCTAATACCAATTTAACGAAAGTTGGTATTGAAAGAAAAAATGCCCAGTACTTTTTTTCATCATATGGGTTGATTTTTAACCAAGTTTTACCAGATTTAGAAATGCATTTTTCATATCGTATTTTGTAACGTATGAGAGTTTTTTCATGTTCTGGAGTTATGCAGGTGTTACCTATCATAATTTAATTAATAGTATGCGATTTTCTAGGTACGTAAGAAGATATACTATCTCCTTATTATTAGTATATCACAAAATATAACTAAATATATTTATATATAATTATCTTAACAATATGTAACAATGGGGGTATAGTTGTAAATTTATTTATTTTTCTAGCGTGCGTGGGGAACTTAAATATATATTGGTTAACTTTTTGGTTCTATGCGAATAGCAAGTTCTGGAGCTTGAATATTTACTGTTTCTACTGATTCACCAACTACTTTACCTAGTGAATCTAAAATTTGTGCTGCTGTTTGAAGTTGACCCTTTGATACAGCTTTGTTGAATAAACGCATACGCATTGCTTGTAGTCTAGGAATCATTTTTTCTCTTTCTTTCAACCAATCTTGATCATTCCATTCTTTAACTTTATTCCAATCAGCCCAACCAGTTGTTTCTGAGATACCTTCTCTATGAGAATGTTCTATTACTAATTGTCTGGTAGTTTTACCTTCTAATTGTTTTGAATATAATCTTTGGCAACGTGCTTCAATTACTGCTCTTGAGTTAGTACCACCAGTATATTTTTGAACACGAGGTTTACGTTGAGGTGCTGGGAGGTCGTAGTTTAGGTTATTTATGAAAGATTCAGCCACGGACTTAGTCTTTATAGGGGTTAATATTTCGATAATAGCCTTAAAAGTATAAAATGCGAAAGAAAATGAGTAATATTATGAAAAAAAGGGTTATATGAGCCTAAATGAGGTCAGTTTAAGGTATGCACAGGGGGAAGTGTTCAATAGTGAGAAAAGATTTAGGGTGTTAGTAGCTGGAAGAAGGTTTGGAAAGAGTTATTTAAGCTGTATCGAGTTACTTAGAGGAGCCATCAATCGACCTGGTGAAGTATATTTCTATTGTGCTCCTACTTATAGGATGGCAAAGGATATTGCATGGAAGGAATTAAAGAGATTAACACCTAAAACATGGATAAAAGCTAAAAATGAGACAGATTTAAGGATTGATCTGATAAATGGGTCAAGTATTGAGTTAAAAGGTACTGAAAATGCAATGGCATTGAGAGGAAGAAGTTTAGCTGGTGTTGTATTAGATGAAGCTGCGTTTATGGAAAGGGATGTGTGGGCTGAAGTTATTAGACCTGCTTTAGCTGATAAACAAGGTTGGGCTTTGTTTATTAGTACTCCTGATGGAACTGCCAGTTGGTTTTATGATATGTGGTGTTTTTGTGGTGAACAGGAGTGGGATGATTGGCAAAGGTGGAGTTTTACTACGATTGAAGGGGGTAATGTAAAAAAAGAAGAAGTTGAAGCAGCAAGAGGGCAATTAGACCCAAGAACGTTTAGACAGGAGTTTGAGGCTAGTTTTGAAAATCTTACTGGTCTTGTTGCTATTAGTTTCAGTGATGAAAATATTGATAAAGAAGTGGCTGATTTACATATGCTTCCCTTGTTATTGGGATTGGATTTTAACGTTGACCCTATGGCAGGGATCTGTGCCGTGAAACATAATGATACACTATATGTCTTTGATGAGATCATGCTGACAGGAGGTGCTACTACTTGGGATTTTGCAGAGGAAGTGACCAGAAGATATGGAGTGGATCGAAGAATTATTGCTTGTCCTGACCCTACTGGTAGTGCAAGAAAAACTAGTGGGGTGGGAGTTACAGATCATACGATACTTAGAAGGTCTGGTTTTACTGTTATGAGTCCTAGATCACCCTGGAAAATTCGAGATAAAATTACTGCTGTTAATACTGCTTTGTATGATGCCGATGGTACAAGAAGGACTTTGATACATCCTAGATGTAAAGAATTAATAAAAGCACTTAGAACTCTTACATATGCACCAAATACTGGGTTGCCTAATAAAAACTTGGGTGTGGATCATGCCTTTGATGCATTTGGTTATCTTTGTCTACAACAATTTAATTTGGCTAAACCAGAGACATTAGGTCAAACTGCGTTTAGAATATATTAAGAACTACCTAATTCTTATCATGCCTTATCATACTGGAATGAAGAAAAAGAAGAAAAAAAAGAAGGGAGGTAAAAAAAGAAGTGAATGTTCCTGTAAATAAAGCGTTATACTCTAGGGTAAAAGCAGAGGCCAAACGTAAGTTTAAAGTTTATCCTTCTGCTTATGCCAATGCGTGGCTTGTACGAGAGTATAAAAAACGTGGTGGTACTTACCGAGTGGAGAAAAAACGTGGCAAGAAGTAGCGGTGGCCTTACCCGTTGGTTTAAGGAAAACTGGGTTGATGTAAAGACAGGAAAGCCTTGTGGCCGATCAAAAGGTGAAAAACGAGGCTATCCAGCCTGTAGACCAAAAAAACGTGTATCAAGTAAGACACCTAAGACAGTAGGAGAAATGACAGCTAGTGAAAAAGCACGTTTTAAACGTGAAAAAACTAGCAGTAAGAAGATAACATATCAACATAGACGTAAAAAAACTACTAAAAAGAAAAAATGATTGAAATCACCGATGAAATGCTCGATGTTATCGAGAAAGTAAAAGGAAAACGAAATCCTGCACTTTGGGATCCCAGATGTGAACAATATATGAGAAATAACAAGAAAGGTACTGTAAAAAAGTCAACAACAAGTTAAACTATTTATAAATACTCTTTTTTCTTAGAATAATGGCATTTTTTCGTGGCGAAGAAGGGTCTGTTAAATTTAAAAACGGATCTGGTACTACTGAAGCTATCGTGTCTACTACTGGTTGGACATTAGATACAACAAAAGACACACTAGATGTAACTGCTCATGGAGCCACTGCAAGATCATTTGTAGGTAGTTTAATTTCTGGATCAGGTACTATTGATTTTCTTTACACAGCAGCTAGTGGTAATGAAACTGCAAACTTATTAGCTGATGTTTTAACAACAGAAGATGCTGGCGATGCACAGTTTGAATTATTTTTGGACACTTCTGGTAGTAAAAAAGTAAGTTT